TGAAGCTGTTCGGAGGGTCACCCTGATGCTGACCCTCGTCGGTTCCATCCTGGGCTTCCTGGGCAGCGCCATGCCCGAAGCCTTCAAGCTGTTCCGCGAAGCGCAGGACCGCAAGCATGAACTGGCGATCCTCGATCGCCAGATGGAACTGCAGAAGCTGGGGCACGACCAGCGCCTGCAGGAGATCCAGGTCCAGGCCGACGTCGCCGAGTCGCAGGCGCTCTACACCTACGCCAACCGCCCGACCGGCGTGCCGTGGGTCGAGGCGCTGCAGGCGACCGTGCGGCCGGTCATCACCTACGCCTACTTCGCCGTGTTCGCCACGGTGAAGCTCGCGGTGCTGATCTCGCTGCTCGGCGACGCCGCGATCACGTCGACGGTCGCGTTCACCACCATGTGGGACGGCGAGACCCAGGCGCTCTTCGCTGCCGTGATGAGCTTCTGGTTCGGCAGCCGCGCCATCGAAAAGCTGCGCCAGGGCCGCTGAGATGCGCGAAGCCACCGAGGAGGGTTTCGCCCTGATCCGCCGCTTCGAAGGATTCAGCCCGATCATTTACCAATGTCCGGCGGGCTACGACACGATTGGATACGGGCACTTGGTCCGCCCGCAGGAGCGGGCTCGGTTCGCGGGCGGCATCGATGAAGCAGGGGCCGAATTGCAACTACACCAGGACGTGCAGGATGCAGAGCTGGCAGTGCTGCGGCTCGTCGCGGTGCCGCTCACCGATGGCCAGTTCGACGCGCTGGTGTCCTTCACGTTCAACTTCGGCGCGGGTGCCCTTCAGCGATCGACGCTTCGGCGAAAGGTAAACCGGGAAGAACATGCCGAAGTCCCGGTCGAACTTCGCCGCTGGGTCTGGGCAGGTGGTAGGAGGCTCAGCGGCCTCGTGGCTCGCCGCCAAGCCGAAGCCGCCCGCTACGCAGCAGCCGAGCGCAATGAGCAAGCAGTGGCCTCGCCGCTGGTAAAGTATTGATTTACAAGGCGGCGAAACGAGTCTGTCACCATTGCACTTCGGGGCCGGCGCCAACGTAACGTAATCAGGCGACACAGGAATGAATGCAGTTGAGATCGAAGCCGCTGTATCGGACCTTTCGCAGCAGCCCTTCGATCGCGCTGAATTTCCGTTCGCATTTCTTCTGGCGTTCGGCAACAAGGAGACCACGATCAGGCGGCTGCGCTCGGGCGCCTCAAACAAGTCCGACGTCGGCGGTGTCTTGCAGACAAACAACATCCACATCGCCGCGTGCTCGCCGGGCGAGGTCACGACTGCGCTTGATTCGCTGAGGGCCAGTCCGGCAACGATCAGGGCAAAGGCCCGATTCATCCTCGCGACCGATGGCACGGCATTCGAGGCCGAGGATCTGGTGAATGGTGAAGCGGTCGCGTGCGCCTATCGTGATTTCCCCGACCACTTCGGCTTTTTTCTGTCGCTTGCCGGGATTACCACCGTCAAGCAGATTCGCGAAAGTTCTTTCGACATCAGGGCCACCAGCCGCCTGAATCGACTTTACGTCGAACTAAGGAAAGACAATCCCGAATGGGGGTCCGCCGAGCGCCGTCACGACATGAATCACTTCATGGCGCGGTTGATCTTCTGCTTTTTCGCGGAGGACACCGACATCTTCGACGGGACCGACCTCTTTACCGATACCGTCGAACGGATGAGCGATGCGTCAAACACGCACGAGGTGATCGGCGAACTGTTCCGCGCAATGAACACCAAAGCGGAGGAGCGCGCCAAGGCCAACCTCGCGCGTTGGGCAGAGAGATTCCCGCATGTCAATGGGGGGTTGTTCTCGGATAGCCTGGAGGTCCCGCGATTCAGCAGGATCGCGCGCCGGTACCTTCTGCGCATCGGAAGCCTAGACTGGACCAAGATCAACCCGGACATCTTCGGCTCGATGATCCAGGCGGTCGCGGACGAAGAGGAGCGCGGCACACTCGGTATGCACTACACGAGTGTTCCGAACATACTGAAGGTCCTCAATCCGCTGTTCCTCGATGATTTGCGGGCACGGCTCAGCGAGGCCGGAGATAATCCCCGAACTCTGCTCAACTTGCGCAAGCGCATTGCAAAGATCAGGGTTTTTGACCCAGCTTGCGGTTCGGGCAATTTCCTTGTCATCGCGTACAAGCAGATGCGGGAGATTGAGAATGTCATCAACGTAAGACGCGGCGACGTCGGACGCAAGAGTGACATTCCGCTCACGAATTTCCGCGGTATCGAGTTACGCGACTTCCCGGCCGAGATTGCCCGCCTTGCCCTAATCATCGCTGAGTACCAGTGTGACGTGCTTTATCGCGGGCAAAAGGAGGCGCTCGCGGCATTTCTTCCGCTCGACGCCGATAGCTGGATCACTTGTGACAACGCGCTCCGACTGGATTGGTTGAGCATCTGTCCGCCCACCGGGCTCGGCGTCAGAACGCAGGCGGACGATCTGTTCCCACCGCCCAACAGCGCGGAAATCGATTTCGCAAATGAGGGGGGTGAAATTTATATCTGCGGCAATCCGCCATATGCAGGTCTTAGCTCCCAGACCGCCGAGCAAAAGGACGATTTGAAGCGCTTGTTTGAGGACAAGAGCAAGTATTGGAAATCGTACGACTACGTCATGGGGTGGTTTTGGAAGGCCCGCGAGTTCGTACAACATCAAGCGGCTAAGGCTGCGTTCGTCGCGACAAATTCCATTTGCCAAGGCCAGCTCGTGCCGATGTTCTGGCCTATGATACTTGATGGGTCTACTCGGATCTTTTTTGCTCACTCCTCATTTAGATGGCGTAACTTGGCCGCCAGCAATGCAGGCGTAACCGTCGTGATAGTCGGGCTGTCTTGCGACGAGGGCAAAGCTCCACGCCTGTTTGAGGCGTCATCCGATGATGATGACGTTGTCGAGACGGCGGTTCCCAACATAAATGCCTACATCGTTCCTGGCCCAACCATATACGTTCAGGCTGTGGCCACTCCTCCCCCGGACCGTCCAGTCATGTACTGGGGGAACAAACCCACGGACGGAGGCAACCTGATCTTATCCCTCTCAGATGCGAGGCAGATAAGGAGGCGATTTCCCGAATCTGAAGAATTCTTACGCTCCTATTTCGGCTCGGAGGAATTCATAAAGGGCGTGCCGAGGGTGTGTATTTGGATCGAGGATGCTCGTAAGGATGCGGCGTGCGCTATACCCGAGTTCTTCAGCCGAATTGGGGCTGTTGGGGATTTCAGGGCAAAAAGCAAGGCAAAGGAAACACGCCCCGCGGCAGCCTTCCCACACAGGTTTCGGCAGGTTCAAGGGACGCCGGGGAAGCGCTCGATCATTGTGCCCATCCATTCGAGCGAATCGCGTCGGTACTTGCCCGTTGGGTTGCTATCGACTGGCAGCATCGTCTCCAACGCTGCATACGCGTTGTACGATGCGCCGCTTTGGAGCCTAGCGGTCATCGCTTCTCGACTTCATCTGGTATGGATCGCGACAGTGTGCGGGAAGATCAAGACGGATTTCAGATACTCCAGCACACTCGGATGGAACACCTTTCCCATTCCGCTGTTGACCGACAAAAGTCGGGCTGACCTCACGCGATGCGCGGAAGACATCTTGTTGGCACGTGAGGCGCATTTTCCCGCGTCCATCGCCGATCTCTACGAGGCGGACAGCATGCCAACGGATCTGCGCGAGGCGCATGAGCGGAACGACGAAGTACTCGAGCGCATCTATATCGGCCGCCGTTTCCGCAACGATACCGAACGGTTGGAAAAGCTGTTCGAGCTGTACACGAAGATGACCGGTTCTTCGCGCTCGACCGGGAAGAACGGCAAGGCGGAGGTGGAAGCGTGAGCGACAAGCCGAAGGCTGTTCCATCCGTATCGGTCTCCTATGCCCGGAATGGCAGTTCGACCAAAGCCAATGCCCTAGGCATGCGCCCCATGCAAGAGCGCGCATACGAAAGGCGGGGCGAACAATTCTTGTTGATCAAATCGCCCCCCGCTTCGGGCAAGAGTCGTGCGTTGATGTTTGTAGCGCTCGATAAGCTCCGTAATCAGGGCTTGAAGCAGGCGATTATTGTCGTGCCGGAAAGATCCATCGGCGCCAGTTTCAATGACGAGCCGCTAAGCAAGTTCGGCTTTTGGTCGGACTGGGTTGTTGAGCCGAGATGGAACCTGTGTAATGCGCCTGGCTCGGACAATGGCGGAAAGGTCAAGTCCGTCGGGGTGTTTCTCGCAAGCGAAGCGAGGATCTTGATCTGTACGCACGCGA